TTCTGGGTCTAGACCTAGCGCCTTTAATATGGGGCTGTCATCACCGAATAAATCAACCATCTTCGACGCGACATCAAGGCCAACCTTCTCTAGGGTGCTTGGTAATGTATTTGCATCATTCACCAAATCAAATATCGCAGAGCCTAGAATATCACCGACACCAGTAAATTGCTTGCCAAGCAGGATAAACACCTTTGAGCTAACGTTAACTAGGTTGGCAATTAGCGCGGTTGCTGTGATTATTTCTTGGCTAAATTCAGCTGATATTTTAGCGCCAGCGTTAGTGGCTTCAGCCCCGAGAACGTTAAATGCCTCACCGACATTTGTTAGCTTTTGAAGGTCAAGTTCCGTTAAGGTTTGCTCTATATTGAAAAACTCGTCTGACAATTCGCGCATAGCAGCGCCGCCATTAGTTAATAGAGGTAAAAGGTCTGTCGTATCACTGGCTAACCCTTCCAAAGCAAAAGACATTTGCTGTCCAGTTATGCCGCCACGCTCCATCTCATCAACCAATGTTTGAAGTATGCTGCTTGATGATAAGCCCTCTAAGCTTTGGGCCATCTTGGTTGCCTGCTCTGCACTGAGTCCCATTACATCTGCAAAATCCTGAAACCCACCACCGCCCGTGGCTAAAAACTCACCTATCTTTTCCTGAGTGTCCTTTCCTATATCGCCTAGTTTCTCTAGGGATATCCCAACCGAATTGGCTGCAAAAACTTGAGCTTGCATGTTTTCCACGGTTTCATTGCTTCTCTGTGAGGCAACAAGAAGCTCTTTCGCATATATAGCAGACTGTCTAGCAACCGCCCCAAATGCTACAGCTAAAGCACCAGCAGCCGCGACGCCTGCCTTTCCCATACTTACTAATGAGCTATCAGTTTTTTTAACTTGGCCCTCAACTCCATCTAAGCTTCTCTCAACCTTAGACAGTTTTGCATCAAGCTTGGCTGTCTTTGCATCAAGCTCAATTATTAACTGCTCAGTAGACATTCAGGCGCTCCGTTTTGCTTTCTTTGGTGGTACAGTGCTAATGATATATCTGCACTTTTAGGCTCTATTTCTAATATGTGAGCGGTTTCTATAAAATCCATAGCCCAAGCCTCAGATGGTGAAACTCCCGACTTTACCAATGATTTCCACCAGCTAAAATGATCGAAGTCATAAATGTCAGAACTAGATTTTAGCCTTGCCCTTCCTCTGAGGGGCATAAAAGCTTTTTTGCTTTGATGGCTTCGTCCTCATACATTTGATCAATGTCAATTAACATTAAATATAAAACATACGTGTAAGGCTGCGCATATGCAGAGTCATCAGATACAGGCCGCCAGCCAACACGATCACAAGCGTCTGCAATCTCACCAAGAGATAATGCAGAGTTGCACTGCTTAGCTAATACCCATAAGAGGATGGCCCCGTCAACGTCATCGATATGCTTACCAATAGCAGCCATCAAATCTAGTACAGAACCTTCACCGTTTTGGCGAACAACCCCCATTACACCTTGCAATGTAGACCATAAGCCACGGCCAGTTTCGCGTTTAAACTCACGCTTAGCTGCCCAGGTTATTTTGTACTCATAGTCTTTGTAGCATAGTTGAAATTTCATATTAGGCTGGTGGTGTGTAAACGTAAGCACCCGAAGTGCTGATAGTCAGTGACATTTGAGGAATGCCGTTTAATGGCGCTGCATCACTACGGCCTGAAATAGACCATGTATCACATTGCCAAGATTCGCCACCGGTGCCAGTCTCAACAATGCCTGCTATTTGAGTGCCGTTCTCAATCGCGTTTTTAAGCGTTAATTGATCAGCCTCTGCTAGTAATGTAAATGAGCCTGCAAAAGTGATTTGCTTGCCTGCAACAAAGCCGGCTAGGTACTCAATATAACCGCCTGATGCCTTGTTAGTAATTTCAACGGGTGCGCCGTTCATTGTCATAGTGCCGTCAAGTTGACCAGAGACAACAACCTCAGAGCCACTAGCGCCCATTTTTAATACGTAATCGTTTGAACCTGCCATTTTGAAGCCTCTTTTTAAATAATTGTTAAGTAGTCAATTGATATATCACGCTTAAACCAAGACTCGTTTTCTGAGCCTGAATTAACCGTTGATTCTAAAATGCATACAGTTTGTGCATTATACACTGTCACGCTGTTATATTGAAACCCTGCCAGTATATCATCTATAATTTGTAGCTGGTCATTGTCATAGTTACCGCTGTTCAGTTTAATAAATACCGTGACCTGAAATATTCCACGCTGCTCTTGCCCTGCATTTAACTCTTTACCGGTTGAATCACTGGTTGCTGGGATAAAATAAGCGGCAATGTATTTGCTCTTGCTGGTCGGGTCAAAGTCGTTATTCTCAAAAGCAATGTCAGCCGATGTAATACCAGTTATTGGAGTGGCAAGTAGCTGTGTAATCAATGCTTGTTTTGTGTCTAAATAACTCATAATTGCCTTATCTTTTTAGCCATTGCTTTTAGTGTTTTACGTACCCATCCGTCAGGTGCAACTTGCTTGCTGAACCCACCAGTTGAACGCACCTCATAGCTTTTTGACTTCTTAACCCATGTGCCTTTTTTGACTGGATTGGGATAGCCACCATATTCAAGCGTCTCAATGTATGGCAAATTATTGGTGAAGAATATTTTTTGATTCATCACTCTTTTTGGCATCTGCCTAATTGACCGTATCGCACCAAGGCCCTTGCTCTTACTGGTGGTTGAATTACCCGAAGCTGCACCGATGGTTAAAAACCAGTTATTACGCGCCCTGCCTTCATCAACCGGCGTACCTAAAACAACATTGTAAAGCCCTTGAAGGTACACGCCCCTAACATCATCATTAGCTGCTAGGTATCTTTTCTCAATGGCCAGGTCAACGTTTTTACGCCCTTTAAGTGGCATTACTGCGCCCTGCATTGTGTTATGTATGCTAACGGTTCAGCAGATGGCGCTTTTATATCCACATTGATTACAATGTATTCAGCGCCAGCTTGCCTGATAATATCATTCTGGTTTATCTCATTATCTGAATCACTAACCAGTTGACGGTCACCAACTCTGATATTCACATCAGTCAGCCCTTGCTGGTACGATTTAAAAATTGCATTAGGCAATAATATAATTGTTTCAGTTGTTGATGGTGCTAATGGCGTGCCGCCTTGCGTCTTTCTAACCAGGTAGATTTTAGCATCAGCGGGAGAGCCAACCGCAATAGCAGCCTTGGCAAGTCCAGCTTTTACTTTAGCTTGTATACTTGCAGCACTCATTACACGCGCACCATCATATTATTTGAGCCGTTGTTTCTCATCAATGAATCGAGATATGCGTCGGCCTTATCGGTTCTGACTTGAGTCCAACCGCCACCACTAAAATATGTTTCAGAATAAACACCGTCAACATTAAAGCTGGCTAGGTTTTGCACCTCGCCTGATACTAACAAACTTGATTCATTAGCTTGTAGGGCCAATTCCATTTGGGCTTTTTTAAGGCTTTGCGGTATGGCATCAGATGCAACATTAAACCCATTAGAGCAAACACCCCTGCGCGGGTATGGCAAATCTTGCTCGGCGCTAACACGACTACCTTTTAATTCTTGCTCTTTGCTGAACAAGTAATCCATAGCGAGCACCAACAACGCTTCTCTATCAGGCTGTGTGGCTGGTAAATCAATATTGCGAACATTCGCATAGCTATTAAACTCTGCATCGGTAGCGAAGCTGTTAGCACCATCAATAATACTTCCATCTTCAATGACCAACTGAGTACCAATAGCAACTACAATTTTTTCAGAATTACCTAACGCTTGACTGGTAATGTCAGTACCGTTAACGCTTGCGCCGTCAATATAAGTGACGGTAGCAAACACTTTTCCGGTTTCAGCGGTTGCAGACAAGTCTAAGCTAAGTTCTGTTGCGCTGCTTACAACAACCAATGTTGGATTGCTTGCTTTGCTATAAGTCTCCGCACCAAAGGTAACTAGAATGTCAGTAGCTTGCGTTAAATCAATGCCGGTAAATACAAATACGACTTTATTGTCTTTATTGGGTATTACTAAATTTTGTGGCATTGCTTTAGTTCTCGTTAAAAATTAATGAATAAACACCGAGCGCGGTGCCCGACCCGCCCAACTTTGAAAATGATAAATAATAAGTACCAGCGACTAATCCTCGCCTACCTTGCGCACCAGCAAAAACAGTTGACCTTTGCGCCGTTGCGGATGCCGATAAGGCATTTAAAGTTTCAACCGCAGTTTGACCCACATCTGGGGTAAAGCCCCCGCCTGTTGTGATAGATACTTGTTGGGTGTAATCAGTGACGGTGCTTTGAATGTTATTTTTGTATGCTGGAACACCTGTATCATAAATGCCTGTTTCCGCACCTTGAGCGCTTCGGTAAGCCTCAAAAGTTATTCCGCTTTGATGAGTCTCTAAGCTTTGCGCTATCAATTCAAAATTTATTGGACTTTCAAATCTTAAAACGACTGGTGCGCCATCATCCACGGTTAACGGTAAGCTTATTCTAAATTGAGTGCCTAAAAAATACCCTGGGTCACCTTGCTCAACTTTAAGCCGCCTTTTGGCCCGTATTTCTGATGTCATCAAGTCAATAGGTAAGTATGGCATTAGGCTTTCTTGCTTTTGCGCTTAGCTTTTGGCTTTGCAGGTTCATCTAATTTAGGGGAAGGATCAAACTTGGCATCTATAACTTTGAAGCCTTGCTTGTTTAGCTCTTTTTTTTCTTCAATGCTGATTGGCATTTTAACGTATTTAATTTGCATATTAACCTCTGGATAAAAGGGGTCTTTCGACCCCTGCATTAATTATACGTCTGCGCTACCTACTAGCAAAGTGCCAAGCGTGTGCTTGTTCTCTGTAACTGCTTTATCCCAGTTAGTGCCTGTGAATAACTCAGCGTCGGTAGGTGATGCGCCACCGTTCGCAACGTCCCAGCCATAACCTTTAAGCTTAACGCCAAAGGTATAGTCAGCCTGCCAAGTGGTCTCTATACGCTGGTTGCCGTTCGTGGTTTCCATGTTAGAAACAATATCACTTGAGTTGTCAACGATAATACCACCTGAAGTAACAGACAATACCTTGTCTTTGTTTGGCGTACCGGCTTCATACAAAGCAGGGATATCAGAAATAACAACCAACTTACCGAGAATGTCCACAACTTGAACATTGGTAGATAAGAATAAACGATTGCCATTGGTGATAGCCTCAGCAACTAAGCGATGGTAAACGTCGCCAGTCATAACATCAGCGGCAAGGATCGAACTCATATCACCGAACTTACGATGTGAGTTATTTAATCCGCCCTGAGTAACACCGGCAGAGCCAGATACATCGTTAACCAGAGCTGCTACATTCTCAACAGCCGCAACCGCACAACCTACAGCAGTGTTAAGCTGGTCAGCTAGTAAGGCATCAGCAAAGCCACTAGCAATGGCAGTAATTGCCGCACCTGGGTTTTGTTGTAAGTAAGTCATTTGAGCAGGCTCAAAGATTACAGGGCCGAAACCACCAGCCACTTTAACGCCAACCATTTCACCTTGAGTTAGTGCTGTTGCTGCTTGCGTAGCGTTAGCTGCATAACGGTCAACTCGACGCTGTGCGCTTGCTATTTGATTAAAGAAAGATTCTTTTGAGAAATCACCGCGAAAAGTTGCAGCGTTAAGCAAAATTGAACCACCAGAAGCCGCATTAAACATGTCAATCTTCTGCCCTAGCAACTCGATTGTATTACCTACAATCTCATCGTTGTAAACCTGCATATTAGTTAAAGCCATTGTTTTAAGTTCCTAATCTAGTATTAATATCGTGTGCCCGTTTCTCTTCCGGCGTCATGTTGTTACCTGAGCCTGAAACGTTTTTAGTGCCTGTAGAGTCACCTCTGGCGTTGTCGGGCGCTAAGCGCACCGCTTTCCCGTGGTCAGTGTCAGACCACTCTTTAATTGCATCGCTTAGCGGTTTATCCCCAATGACGACTTTGCCGTCTACTAGTTGCGCTTGCTGCCTAAAGTACGATGTGACGTACTCGCTATGCAGTGGATTAACACGCGCCTCAGTCAATGCCTCTGAAAGGCTTGAACCGATTAACATGCTGCGCTCTTTTTGCTCAAATAAACCAACCTTTTCTGATAGCTCGTTTATTTGTTTTGTGTATTTGTCAGTAGTTAAAGCCAATGCTTCATCATAATTCTGCTTTGATTCCAATTCCTTTTGCTGCTGCAAGGCCTCCAATGCCGCCAGCTTTTCAACAGCCGATTGGTTTTCGCTGGCTACTGTTTTGGTCTTAGAGAGCTTTTCTTCAAGTTCGGTTTTCTTGTTTATTAGCCCGCTTGCCAATGCGTTGATTTGATCGATAGCATCATCTGCGGTTAAATCTATTTTATCTAGTCCGTTTAACATGTTAAACCCTTGGGGTAAGTTGAGCGCTTAGCGCTAATATTTAGTTTACTATTTTATCATTATGGGCTAGGCTCTTACATATGGGCGATTTGCCTATGCTTATGGGGTAGAAAATGAAGTGTAAATTCACAGAGATAATCCACGGCAAAGGCTGGACGGTGTGGGATGCCTGCAAGCATTGGGGTATTCGGTATGACGTATGGCGCAGGAAGTGCCGTAATACTAAGTTAGAGGCTCAGCTATTGAGCATGTGTAAAGGTTTGGAGGATAGAAAATGAATAGTTTTGAATTGAGATGCCCGCCAAAGGATATTTGTTTCCAAGAGTGGGGTTTTGATTGGAGCGAGGAGGAAGAGTTAGCGGTGTTCGAATTTATAGTTTCTATTGGGCTTGATTTCGACTTACCATTTAAATCTAAAAACCCTCTAGACTTACAAATAGACCTTGGTATTTTTGAGGACGGCTCAGAAAAAAACCCATCTTTAACTATCAACATGTCGGATTTCATTCTTTATGAAATTGAAAACGTTGATAACATTGGCGGCGATTTATCAAAATTAAAAGCGATAAGGAGTGAGTTGGCTATGCTAGTTGATAAGATAGACTCAAACATAGTAAGGCTTGATGAAGAATGGGGGGATCCAAACGAATAGTTTAATGATCGTATTAATATCAATATTTGTATTTTTATTAATGCGCGAAGTTTTATGTTGGTATTTTAAAATAAATGCGAGGCTTGATGTTAGTAAAAAGATACTTGCTGAGCTAGAAAAATGGTAAAGGATGGATCTATTAAACCATACCGCATTATTAAGACAACAAAGCGGTACACGCAAAAAAGCCATTACAAGTTATTGGAATTCCTAGCCAAAAACTAACCACCCCCAGACCTATCAAAAGCTAGCTGTAGCGACTGCTTTTCTCGCAATACATCAAGCGGTATCGGCTGAAACAATTCATCTAGTGTGAGCTTTTTGAATCTATCAGCCGTTAACCCGCCATCGAGAAACAACTTGCCGCGCTCCTTGCCTAGTACGTCCATAACAAAAGCCCTTCCCTTTGCGCCTTGCTCGCCTTGCTCTTTTAGCCATCCGTAGTAAGTGGTATCAGCATTAACTTGTTGTCCGCCCTCAACGCCTCGTGACGCCCTTGTATTTACGCTATCGTCTAATCTATAACGTTCATCAAGCACTGGGGCTGTGGAGCTTCTACAGTTAGGATGCGCGGGAGGGTATTGCTTATTCTTGTCGCTATTCTTAAATATCTTTCCGTCTAAGCCTTTACACGTTGAGCTTGTGCGGCTATCTAATGTCGATATCCACTCGTACCCTTTAACCAAGTCGTCGTTATCGTCAAACGTTGCTTGCCTAGCTAAATTACTTGTGTGGTTGGTAGCCGTTCTGACCATTGTTTTAATTGAGCTACGCACCTGGTTATCTAAGTAGCCGCCTTTGCCAGCAATATCTTGCGTAATCTGGTTATTGGTACGGCCTAAAATAAAGCCTGTCCGAATAATATCCTCAACCTTTTTAATTTGGTTAGCTTCCCAGCCTTTAACAAAAGAACCCAACATTGCTACGCCATTGCCATCAGGGAACACCAAAGGCGTGCTATTAACTGCTGCTGCTATTTGTCCAGCGCTAGGCACTGTCAAACTTACCGCTGTAGATTCAACTGCTGAGTTTAAACTAGCAACCTGCCAATTGGCCTCATCACCGCCAAACTCCTTGAGCTGTTTCATTAGGATATCGCTGGTGTATTCACCATAAACAGCTATAGAAGCCTTGCGATAATCGGCCAGCATTCTGTTAATGCGTCTAATGTCTTTTGTCTCAGTCGGGAAATCTATCAGCGCAAGTTTTAATTCGCGCTGCAGTCTTTTCAGGTAAGGATCGAATAGGTTAGCCAAATATCCCGCATAACGTTGAACATATACAGCATGACGTGATGCTTGCTGTATGGTTAGGTCGGTCATTCTGGCAATTCACCCATGCCAGTATTAGCATTACCAATCAACGCCTGTTCATCTTCTGCGGTGCGCTCAGTGCTGGCTATCTCACCACGTTGTAAATTCTCGTAGAAAGTATCGTAACTGATAGCGCCCGATTGCCATGTAGCAAGTAAGGCCGTTAAGTCTTGGGCGCTCATACCAGTTGGATTGTAATCAGTGTTTAGTGAATAAACGGCCTCTTCTGAGCTTCCCATCCACATAATAGCGAAGTTGATTGCCTTGGTTAGCGCCTCGCTTACTGTGATAGCCACGTTAGCGGTTGTTGAGTTTTGTGCAACTTGGTCTAGGCTTTTCGCTTCCGCGCTCTCTGCGCCACTCTGACGAGGTTTTAACGCTTCCGCACCTAATGCCGCCATTCGCTGCTCATCGTCTTGTAGAGATATGCGTAATGCGTCACTGTTGCCGTCTGGTTGTAATATTCCAAACGTTGCATCGCTGGAAACATTCGACCATTTGACGCCGTTACCCATGAGCATGTTTTGCCCTTGTTGCGCACCTGTTTCGTACCAGATAATAAATGAGCTAAAATGGTTTTTACTGTTGTAATCAGCACTAACCTGGTAATGATGAAAATTCATATCAACTAGGTCATTCAATACGCTTTTATTCTCTGCGCCAACTTCGATAAAGTAAAACGGTATTTCGTCCGACATGTTGCCGTTGATGATAACAGGCATTACTTCCTCGACTAATGCGCCACCATCATTGTATAGCGACTGGTGATATACGCCGTCGATTAGCTCTAATACCCTGTACTGGTCTTCGCATTCAACCTTAAAGCCTTTACGCTTTGTAACCTGCTCTTTTAGGACGACCAAAGACAACTTCTCGACATTGTTGATTACTTCATAATCCCAATTAATAATTGACTCGTATTTATAATGCAGGATTTTAGGACGTAGATTACTCATCTCAACGTCTAGCTGGCTAGCGCCTTGCGGCGTTGATGGTCTTGCGACTAACAAACCAGAGCGGGGCGCAATGAATGCCTCGGTTGATGCCTTTTTAGCTAATGACCTAAGCGTATTACCCTTGCTGTCTGCGTTTTCTTTTAAGTAATCAACGATTGCAGGTAATTCGCAAACAGCCTCTTTAGAGAATATTAAACCTACCAAACCGTCTGCCGTTCTGCCAGTTGCACCATAAAAAGAGGCTAGCGCTTTATACTTGGTATAAGCTGCTTGACCCTCAAGTGTTAAACCTGATTGCTGATTAATAATGGTCATGCCGTTCTGGTCGTCGTATGACGTATCGCAGCACATTGATGCTAATGGTGGTAAGAACTTAACGCCTGCGCGTTTGACTTCACGCTCACCGGCCACCGCTGCGCGGTTACGCTCAACGTCTGGTAGGTAGTGAGTGTATTCTTCTCTAGGTTCTGTTACTTGGGTCATTATTAAGCCTTTGGATTATAAGTTTATCGGCTTAACCGAATTATTTTGACATTATACTATCATTCGTGTTGCGTTGGTAGCTGGCTTGGTAACTGGGTATTTATAGTGTATTAGATAGCCGCTTGCGTCGTTTGTGTGGTCGTTTCCTGCTGATTTATCTGGCTCGCCTGCGTTATTATATACTTGCTGCTCTAAGTTTGCAGCATGTGTTGCGCATCGCTTGACGTTTACAAAGTGCAGTTGTTTAGTAAAGCTATTATTCATTGCCAATATTCTATCTTTAACAAATGGGTTCTTGTTCTTTGCAAACACTTGAAAACCTGCCTGCCTTAACAATTGGATTGATGATTCTGAAGCACCTTGCGCGTTTCTGTTTTTGCCGCTTGCATCTGGATATATGTTTATTTGACATTGCTGATACCTCTCTTGTATTGAGTTGATCATGCTTGGCGTATCATACCCGCCTGTTATCTCGTCAATGTCATAACATATCCCTTTCCTGATAACCGCAATAACTGCGCTCATATTGCAGACGTTGAAATCCATACCTATATGAAGTGACTCGCGCCCATCCCATGTTGCATCAGTATTATTTCCCACTCTGTCAAATTCAGTGTAAACAGTTCCACTCGTAAGGTTTACAAACTCGCCCTGGATATAAGCGTTTATTAGTTCGCCAGGGTAAGTTTCTTTTAGCGTATCAATGTAATCATCAGGTAAGTATTTCTCATTTTCGTATGTTGAAGCCTGCACCATTGAATAAGATTTAGTAGGGTCTTTTTTAAACTTAGAATATACGAACAGAAAACCCTCTGGGGTAGTTGTTACTCCAATACCGTTCTCTACTCCATCAATTTTAAGTCTTAGTCTTGCTACTATCTTATTCCATGCTTTGCTTGCTTTATCTTTATTTAGAACGTCAATTTCATCAACTAGCGCTCTTGATATTTTAAAGCCAACTATTGATTGCGGGTTATCCATAGACCGACAGATAACAGTGCCATAATAAAACCCATTCCTATAAACATGCACCTCTTTGTTGGCCTCGCGCACAATAACGGTATAGCCAAGCATGTGGGCGGCCTCTTCAAATGTAGGATAAAATATATCTCTCATTGAAGGAAAGCTTATTCCAAAGTACCCCTGCTTTGTACCTGGATGCTTGCCGAAGAAATTAAGCAGGTCAATGCATCCAATAAATGTTTTTCCTGAGCCGAACCCGCCAACATAAGCCCTATATTTTGTATTCAGCCCGTTCAGGAATATATTTTGAGGGGCGCTAAGGATTGGCATTTGTTGTCTTTATTTCACCTACTGGATCTGATACTTCAAAGTTGATTGTTAGTGGCTGCGCTTCTCCGCCGTCTTTATTGTCTTCTTTTGGTTTGTAGCGCTTAGCTGCTAACCTTTCTGCATCCCACTCTATCGCCCTTATCTGCTCTTTGACGAGAGTAACCCACACATTACCGTTTACGCCTTCTGGTAATTCTTTAATATCATTAAATGCTTCACTTATTAACTCATGTCTTTCTTCCGCCTTTAGGTGCGTTCTAAATTGAAGTGCCTGTGCATATTGGTATGAAAACTCAGCGTTTTTTGATAGCCAAGTATTAACAGTTGCCCTAGGTGGCATGTTATCCATTGAGCATATCTTGTGTACAGATAAGCCTGACATTATAGACTCGCATAAGTCATCAGCTATTTTTTGAGTGAACTTAGTTGGTCTACCGACGGTCTTTGGCTTAGCCATGTAATCCCCTTTAGAGATTAACCGCCTTTTACAGCGGTTTTAGTTGTTATGCAGTGACGGTAGCGTTTACTGTTCCGTTAGCGTTAAATGTGATTGTTAAATCATTATTAACAAGGTCTACCGCTGTGGTGCCATCAGTAGTTAAATCAATTGCGTGGTAGCTTCTATTGCCTGCAGTTGAGTTAATAATTAATACGGTTTTACCTGTTGTTGGATTGCCCGCTGCTTTTAACATGCTTACATCAGTAAAGTCTAATGATGATACGCCAGCCGCTACCGTTCCAATTGCCCAGGTAACACCAGCTAGCGCATTTCCGCCTGCTGTGTAGTTGCCACCAGCAGCCACTTCTGTGAATGACGCTAATGTTGGATCAACAGTTGTTTTTAATACAGCCGCATAAGC